AAAACTGTAAGGGGCTGTGGTTGGAACCTTTCTGGAACCATCTCGTGGTAGGAGGTTGAAACCAATCCACAGCATCCCTTACAGTGTAGCACAGCCCTTGGAGAGGGGCTCTAATAACTACTACTCTATAATACAAGGAGAAGGATTGATTGCAGAGGTGGAAATGGAGCTGGAAAAAGAAGAAAGATTCTGAGGAGATGGGGAGAGGATACACCGCAGCAGTCCAGACGGGACCGATCAAGGGTAGGCCATTTTATCAGCTGGAACAGGCAGGCATGATGGATGCAGGAGAAAATCAGCTGTTTGACCAGATTCGGCAGGCGGTACCTTTGGTGGATGCATCGATCAATAAGATTATCCGTCTGGTAGGTGGCTTTGAGGTTATCTGTTCCAATAAGGAAGGACAGCGGGAACTGGATGAATTTTGTGCGCAAGTTCCGGTGGGTGCTTCTTCTGTGGGGTTGACACAGTTTTTATATTGTTATCTGGACAATCTGCTGACCTATGGAAATGCGGCGGGGGAAATGATTCCTCTGCGTAATGGAGAGGGAATTGGGGCGTTATACAATGTTCCGCTTTCTTGTCTGAAGGTGAAGCAGGGGGAAACACCGGTGGGAGTAGATTTTTTCACCTGTACAGATGGTGTAAAGGAATATCCGATTGCCCATCCGGAGCGAATTTTGTTTACGGCATTAAATCCAAAAGCCGGAGAGATAAAGGGACGTTCTCTGTTGTCAGGACTGCCCTTTGTATCGTCCATTTTGCTCAACATCTATCAGGCGATTGGACAGAACTTTGAAAGAATGGGGAATCTGCGATTTGCAGTGACCTACAATCCGCAGGGCAACATTGACGGAGCCTATGCCAGAGAGATTGCGCAGGATATGGCGCGTCAGTGGGCAGACACCATGCATGACAGCGGCAGGGTCAAGGATTTTATCGCTGTTGGGGATGTCAACATCCGGGTGATTGGTGCAGATAATCAAATCATCGATACACAGGTGCCAGTCAGACAGATGCTGGAGCAGATTGTGGCAAAATTGGGGCTGCCGCCTTTTATCCTGGGACTAAGTTGGTCCACCACCGAGCGAATGAGCCAGCAGCAGGCAGAAATTCTGGCAAGTGAACTGGAAAGTTATCGGGAACTGCTCAATTCGGTGATCCTGCGCATCTGCCGTTATCATCTGAACCAGAAAGGGATTGGCGGAACTATTCGGGTAAACTGGAAGCATGTCAGCATTACTGATGAAGTGGAACAGGCAAGAGCACAGCTTTTAAGAATGCAGGCAAAGGAAATTGAGAAAAAACTGGAAAAAGAATACGGAGAAAAGGCAGAAGAGGAGGAACATCACGGTGAACTGTAGTAAGTCGGGAAATTTAATCTGCAAGGGACTTTACATTGGTGAGGAAGATTTGCAGAAAATCAACACACTGACAAGAAGGGAATTTTCAGCAGAAGAACTGTACTGCTTTCGGGTCCTGTTATGTGATAATGACATTGACAGGGATATGGAACAGTTCGATGTCCAGACGCTGACACAGCTTTCCAACCTGTTTTTAGGCAAGACGGGAATCTGCGATCATGAGCCCAAAAGCCAAAACCAGATGGCAAGGATTTATGATGTAAGCGTAGAAAATTTCCCGGGAAAAGTGAATGCCTTAGGAGAACCATATTATGCGCTGATTGCAAAGGCCTATATGGTTCGTACTGAAGCAAACCGCGATCAGATCCTGGAGATCGAGGCGGGAATCAAAAAGGAGGTGAGTGTAGGATGCAGCGTGCGTGAAAGTATCTGCTCGGTGTGCGGAAAAAACAGAAATGTTTTGGAATGCGGGCATATTCCTGGTCAGGTATATGATGGGAAATTATGCTACACCATTCTGCATGATGCTCAGGATGCCTATGAATGGTCGTTTGTTGCAGTACCGGCACAGCGTCAGGCAGGGATTATCAAGCAGGCAGGCTGCAGTCGAGAAAAAAACGGAGCACAGAAGCTGTGGGAGGCAGCCAGAACACAAAATGGAGTGTGGATTGACAGGGAAGAGACAGGCCAGCTCAAAGAGTTGATTCAAAACCTTCTGGAGGACTGTGAGCAGGTGCGAAAAGCGGCAAGAAGAGAGCTGATGCAGGAGGTTGTTTCCAGAAAAGGTTTTGATGAGAGAACAAATCAGGAATTTGGTCAGATACTTGACCATCTTTCTGTGGGACAGATGAAGATGCTGAAAGAGATACTTTGCCCACAGCAGATTTTGGAGGATGCACAGTTTTCACAGGCAAAACCTGCATCAGAACAACACGACGAAATGTCGGATAGACAATTTATGATTTAAGGAGGACAATCGGATGAAAGATATTTGTTTACAGGGTTACAACAGCCGTTATATCACAATGCTTTGTGATGGGGAAGCAGCACCGGGTGATCTGGTCGTAATGAGTGCGAACAATACCGTAAAGAAGGCAACTTCGGGTAAATTTATGGGCGTGATTCACTCGATGAGAGGAGAATATGCCCTGATTCAAACTGGAGGTTTTACGGTACTGCATTATTCCGGTGAGGACCCGACAGTGGGATTTGTCGGTCTGATGGCGGACAGCAATGCAGATGCGGTCAAAGGAGAAGGCGGCAGAGAGGTGCTGGTGACAGAGGTAGACACTGCTGCAAAAAATGTGGGTATCTTATTTTAAGAAAAACAGGAGGATTTTACTATGAAGTACAATTATCAGAACATTTCTGTTTCGAAGGATTTTTATAAAACAGCGGAAGGCTTTTCCAAGTGTCTGGAGCGACTGGACCCATCCGAGCAGTATCGCGGTACTGAGCTTGCAGGATATGATGCATTCCAGCGTCAGCTCAAGCGTTTTGATATCAAGGTATCCGGTCACGACAGTGACAGACTTCAGAAATTCTTTGCAACATCGGACAGTGCAGCACTTTTCCCAGAATATGTTTCCAGAGCAGTAAAACAGGGCGTGGATGACAATCACATTCTGGAAGAGATCTGTGCGGCGCAGACACTGATTGAGGGAATGGATTATCGAGCTATTGTGTCTGATGCAAACTGGGAAGAACAGTCGCCAGCGGTTATTGAGGAAGGCGGTTTTATTCCGGAAACATCTATCCACCTCAAAGACAGCCTGATTAAACTGAGAAAAAGGGGCCGTATGATGGTGGCTTCTTATGAAGCAATCAAGTTCCAGCGACTGGATCTGTTTACCGTAGCGCTTAAACAGATTGGTTCCTGCATCGGCAAGGCACAGCTTGAAGATGCGGTCAATGTCCTGATTCATGGTGACGGAAACGACAATGCGGCGGAAAAGGTATCGTTATCCAGCGGTGACAGTTTGACTTATCAGGATCTGCTCAATCTGTGGGGCAGCTTTGGAGAATACCAGATGAATGTGATGCTGGCATCTCCTGATATGATGCTCAAGCTTCTGCAGGTTCCAGAGTTACAGAATCCGGAGACAGGACTGAATTTCCAGGCGACCGGCTGCCTGTCTACCCCTCTGGGCGCAAAGCTGTTTGTTTCCTCCGCAGTTCCGGAAGGAACCATCATCGGTCTGGACAAGCGTTATGCACTGGAAATGGTGACTGCCGGCGGCATTAATGTTGAGTATGACAAACTGATTGACTGTCAGATGGAGCGTGCAGCGGTTACCTCGATTGCAGGATTTTCCAAGATCTTCCCGGATGCAGTGAAGATTCTTGCAAAATAAGGAAAGGGACAATATGGATGAAATTTTGTTAATGCAGAATTTCTGCCTCATCAGCGGTTTATCCGCTGATGAGGCAGAGCAATGGGAGCCATTAGTATTGGCATGCTGGGAAGAGTTAAAAGGAAAACTGCGTGCAGGAGTGGACGTAAAAAATCACGAACAGCGTTTGGCTCTTGCATGTGCGGCACTTGCGAACCATCGATTCCAGAGCATTCAGGGAACGGTATGTGCCAGTGTGAAGGTAGGAGATCTTTCCTTTACCCAGAGCGATGGTCAGGCTGCTCGTAAGGAATTGATGGAGATGGTGGGAGATCTGATCGATTCACAAGGGGTCTGCCTGAAAGGAGTGGAGATATG